CTTCTAACGGAAATGGTAATGATCCTTCATCAGGACTGCCAAATTCCGGCATTTACGGAGATCCCTCGGCAGTAGACGCAGATGGTAATGTCGTTTTGTACGACGAGCATGGGAACCAATTGGTTTGTACTCAAACAAACCCCTCGGCAACTTGGGATCCCTCAGGAAATAATACTGCTGGTGGTGATCCCACCGCAGCGCCTTCCGGAGGAATCTTAAGCAGTCTGGTCCCAACCAAATGGTGGGGTGGTAGCCAACCTCCCACCAAAATTGGAGATACGGTCTCTCCATCAGCTGAAGAGATTCAGTATGATGATGGTGCGACCATGGACCCTAGTGATATTGAATCACCTGATGGTCCCTTCGACAACGGAAATGACAATGGAAACAACAATGTCAACGAAAATACTAATGTTGATATTGAAGGGCCCGAATTGGATTTCGATCAGGATGAAAAACCTGAGCCGACTCCTCAACCGAGCCTGAAACCTAGTCCAATACCATCTCGACCTCCAACAAAGGGGCCAACAGATGCCCCTACTAAGGGGCCCACAAAGGCCCCTACCAAAGGGCCGACGGATGCTCCTACGAAGGGGCCTACGAATCCCCCTACAAAAGGTCCTACACCTGGTCCAACTAAGAACCCAGTCCCGGACCCAACACCTAGACCCACCAATCGGCCACCTACCCCGAATCCTGCTCCCGGACCAACACGTCCCACAGGTAAGCGCCCAACTAAGGGCGGAGGTGGATCACTTGGTGACATCATGGAGGACTTTGGAAGCTTCTTCGGGGCCCCTGTCAAATTCAATGAGTCTGATACATCAGCACCGACTGAAAACATGGAGTCCGAGACGCCTTCCGTGGCTCCCACCGTCGAGACCCTCGCACCTTCATCACCTCCTTACGAACTTCTTTCGTTGGATGGTAGATTGACACGAGATGGATTTGCGATGGTCGATAATGTTGAAAACATGGAATTACGCATTTTCAACCATGGTACTTCCTTCAGATCGCTTTATATGTCTTTGGTCTTGGTGCCAACTGGATTAGCGAATTCGTATGAGACCACTGGATTTTACATCGGATCGTGGAATGCTCCTACCGCTTCATTGGTAGTGTACGATACGCCACCGCAGGCGGAGCATCCGATCTTAATTGATGACCCAGGGTACCGCTCTCCTACCAGCCATACAACAGTCAATGGCTATTCATGCAGCAGATCTGTCGTGAAGACTGCTCCAGTTTTTCCTGGCTACACTGGCACCACTCCAGCTATGCACGTTACCATTGGTTCAAAGCCTGGTACGGCATTTGCCCTTCCTTCCATTCTCACCATCAATCGACCAGCTGGAATGACTGTCTGGATTACGGGTGGGCAAGCGTATTCTCAACGAATGCCATCTGGTCCGATAGCTGATGGACTTTCTGCTGTTTTGACAACAAGATCAGCAGATCCTCATTTGGTCCCAGTAACCAAGCTCACTGAGAATGTCATAATTCCCAACAACTTATCTGAACAAATAAAAGCTTCATACATAGCACAGAAAATTTTAGTTACAGTATTATGCGTTGTTTACAGTGGGACAGACCCTGGGTCTGTCTGGACACACGATGGGGAATACCCTCTTGATCCAGCTTACGGAGGAGAAGTCAAGGCCTGCATGGTCCGGATGGACGTCACTTACGCTCATTGGGAGATACAACCCGGATCTGATTCTTGGTTTTACATGCTTGGCTATATGCCAACATTTGGCCAGCCAGTTCCTGGTGTTGTTTCAGTAGATTTTCCGGACCCCGCCAATCTTCCTGAGAGAAGCATTCCAGCCCGAAGGCTTTCAACGGCCGGCGTTGGCCGATTTGTGGCGGAAACTGATCCTATGATCTCCACCACTGAGTCGTCAGAGGTGGCCATAGCCCCAGTCGCCACTTCTACTTCCAGGATGGGGGGCGGCAAAACAAATACGAAGCGCATCACCGAGCATCTAAGCGGTGAAAGCGTTCGTGACTTCAACACTCTGATGAAGATTCCAAGTTTGATGTGTCGTATAATATCGACAGACATGCCAGGAACTATTCCTCAGCCTATAATAATGTCTACTTTCGACCCCGCAGGGCCAGAAGACACCGCTTCATTGTGGTGGTATATGTGTCTGTGTTTTAGTGGGATGAAGGGAGGCATGATGAAGCGATTCTCCATCATTGGAGATGCTTCGATAGAAGTCAGAAGGACGAC